GCGTACCGGCAACGCGCAAACCTGGAGCGTCAGTCACAATCATCGCCTTACCCAGAATATCAACAACGCGCACGTTTTGAGACTGGAACAGTTGCGGGGTATTGGTCAGGTTGTCACCAATCAGCTTGTGATATACAGCGCCGGTTACGACAGTGGCAACTAAGTCGCCTGAGCGGTCGCCAAACTTAGCGTGAGCGCCGTTCATGCTGGTGTAGTTGATACCGGCAGTCGCTGATACGTCATTGGTTGCAGCAGCTTGGTTTGCGATAGCTGCGCGTAATGCCGTAATGGCTGTATTCAGCTGGTCAGCTAACAGCGCCTCAGCAAAGTTACGGCTTGCTACTTCAATACCGCGAGCTGTTGGCATGGTTAGCCAAGTCATTTGACCAGGCTCAAAACGGATTGGGCCGAAACCGCCAGCGACTTTTACAGTGCTGTGTTTCAGTTGTGTCAAGTCGGTTGCTGACGCTGCTGACTGAGCTGCGTAGCGGTCAACACGGCGCTGTGCAGAGTGAATAGCTGAAAAGAATGACTCTTGCAGGAAGTCGCCGGTAAAGCCAGTTGTAGTCAGTCGAATAGCGCCATTTGATGCCTGATTGAACTTGTCGATCATCTGACCTAAAGTCTCAATAGTGGCAGGCATGATGTATTCGTTAAAAACTTGCATTTGTGATAATGCCATGATCGAACCTCATTTATGTTGGTAAATTAAATATCTGTGCAATGGCAGCTTCTCGCGCTTTGCGGTCTCCGCCAAGATTGCCCTTACCAGATGAGGCACTGCCGCCACTGTTAGAGCCATTCGCACCGCCAGCGCCATTAGTGGCAATTGCGGCTTTTACTAAGTGTTTGAACTTGCCTTCTTTCGTTAGCATCGCTTCAAACTCTGACCGATTGACGCTTAAGGCACTGCCAGAAGCATCTAAAAAGTATTCTTTGTGCGTTTCAGGGTCAACCTTTACGCGCTGTTTAATCAGCTCTGCAATCACTTCCGCAGCGTCTTTATCAACTGCGAGGTTTGCGCCGATTGTATCAGCAATGCCGGAAGCCTTGGTGTCTGCCTGCTTCTGGCTTAATTCTTTGGTGACGCTGCTGCGCTCATCTTCACGGGCGCGTTTAACGGCGTCTTCCATCTGCTCTTGGTAGCGTTTTTCTACCTCTGCAACATCGCCTTTCGTCTTGGCTTCTTCAAGCCCTTTGGCCCGCGCAGCTTCGATTTCAGCGGCTTTGCCAGCTTCAATTTCTTTCAGCTTCGAGCCCAAGTTATCCAGGCTAGACTTCAACCCTTTCACTTTCAGCTCAGCCTGTGGCACATAAGCGCCCTCGTGCTGCACGTAATCGCCTTTGACGTACTCGGGCAATGTTTCAAACTGTTCTTGTGTTAATGCCATTGGGTACAACCCTATGTTAGTTTCATCCTACTGCATACGATGCAGCGCTTTGTCAATAATAAACCTTTATACGACAGTGGTCAAACCGCCGCTTTCCTCTTGCTCAGCGAGAATTGTCTCAACATCCGAGACAGTTACGCCGCCACGCACAAGAAGGCGCACAGCCTCAGTGCGTGAGTACAATGCGGCGGTGTAGTTGTCGCGGATTTCTTTTTGTTCCTGCGGCGTCAGCTTAGCTCGGGCAAACTCAGTAGGCAGGTCAATAACCACTTGCTCTAACTGCTGCTCAATCGCATCTTGCGACCATAAACCTTCAAACATGCCGCAATATGACACGACGCGACGAAAGCAAGCCTCTAAGTTATCAGCAAGCGTAACGAGCCGGCTAGTGACTTCGCTGGATTCATTCTCTGACTGAGTGGCGGTCTTAGTTGCAGAACCTTCACCTGACGGCCAAACGCCACCAAGTCCGACAATCTTAGCTTTGTTCGCTTCGAAATAACGCTCGAAACCTTCAAGGCTGATAGACGGGTTTAGCGTTCCCATCTCAACGCCAAGCGGGAGGTTGTTAATTGCGCGAGCGCCGAAAGCGATGTATTCACGATTTCCGTTCATCAGCTGGAATTGCTCCCAGACTTGTTCGGTCCAGCCGGTTGTGTAGCTTGTCGGGCAGATGTTTTTAATGGTTTCTTTATAGTCAGCGCTGACGCGGTAACGCTCAAGGCATGCGGTAGCAATCGGAGACAACAAACCAAGCGCTTTAGGCATTGAGCCTGCCGGCTGTTCAATATCCGAGACAACTTCAACAGGAAGCCATTTGAGTGCAGTGCCGCCGACTGTGACGTATTTACGCTCAGCATCGCGCTGAGTCACTAGCTCATCATCAAACTTCTGCCAGTAGTAATTGCCTTCTTCATCCAGCGCCATTACTAAGTATTCTGTTTTGTCATCGCGCCCGCCGGTGATTCGGTTTAGCTCTGTGCGCTTCTCCATCATCTTGAGATAGGAAAGCTGCATCACGCCATTAATTCGGCGGAAGTCCCAGTCTAAAACAGACTCGCGATTGTAAGTCTTGATTGCTGCGCGGATGCCTCTTGATGCAGCCTGAGCTTGTGACATACTTTCGCCAGGCAGCGGAGCATTCATGTACTCAGCAACCAGCAAATGCCAACCCACTTGCATAACGTTTGATGCTGTCTGCTCAATCAATCCAGCCAGCGATACGCCGTCACCGTCTGCGTTCTGAACCAGGTAGTTTAATCGGTCAGGAAAATCAAACTCAGCGTCTGTCAGCTTCATCCGCCCGATGAATGACTTCAGCGTTTGCTGTGTGATTTCGTCGAATTCAGCACCTGCTTTGTATTCAGTGTAACGCTGAACGGCCTCGGCGCTGGTCTTGTCAATCTGGCTAGGATGCGGCAGGTAGGTGTAGCCTTCGAGCTTTACAAAGAAGCCACCAAGCACGCAATCCCGAACAGATTTAAGCGCTGGCTGAATGGTTGCATAATCAGGATGCGTTGTCGTTGAATTCGCGGTTGCCATTGGTCAGCCCTATAGTTTTGATTGTGTGAGTATAGCGCAGCGTCATTGAGCCAGTCCAGCACGCTTAAACGCATCGGCATCACGTTGGCGCAGCTCATCTATCGTTAAAGTTCTGCCAGTCATGTCAGTGAAACTTGATATAGGTAGCTTACCTTTCAAGAACAGCTTTGCTCGTGTTGGCCCAAGTGTATCTTCAATAAACCATGACGGCTGCCGCTTAAGCCACGTATCAAATTTTGTGCCCGCTCTTACTTGTTCAATTTTAAATTTATTCAAGTCGCGCCGACCTTTGTATTTTGGCTTCTTGCCGGTTTTTTCTTCTTGCGCCTTGAATAACCGCTCAGCTTCTTCAGTATCTTTGCCGCCAATCGCTGGCTTCATACCATCCGGTGCTTCTTGGCCTTCAACTAAAAACAGCCACTGCGAGCGGCAACCAAAATGTGCCGGAATAGTCGGATAATCCTTTGCATCAATCGGCCATTTCTTTAGGTGGCGTCCTGCGCACAGCAAAGTAACCCTATTGTCCATCGTAGCCCAGTAAACCCTTTCGCTAAGCAAGTCTTTATTCGATACCGCAAATTGTTCGCGCCCTTCGTTGGCGTAGAATTGCACGGCGGTTCTCACAAGCGCTTCAGCTTCACGCTTCAGCAAGCCATCAACCATCGGGCGCAGGTTACGCACCATGTCATTCACAGTCTCGCCGTTGCGATAACCGCTCTTGACTAGGTTTTGAACTGTACTGATAAAGCTGCCCTGATTGCCAGCAACAAACTCGGGCCATGTGCCAGCCTTGCTGCGCTGGTTTGACTCCAAAGCCATCAGCGCTTTCTGCATCCAATCTTTCACCTGCTGCTGTGGTGGTGTTTTCATCCGGATCCCGGCATAGCCGCCAATCAGCTCTGCGTAATAGCCGGATTCGTACACTGCCAATCCGGTCAGCTCGTTAGTTGTTTCTTCCCATGCCGGAGTAGTTGCCGCCTCGATTGCTTTGGCGATTGCCTTATTGACCAAGGAAAGTTTTGTTGCACTGCCAATCGTTTCAGCATCAAGCAGGATTAGGCGCACGGCTTCATATGCTGCGTCGTAACTTGGGAATACGCGAGTGCGCAGCAGCTCAGTCGCGATGCGCCCGAGGTAGATGCTGTGACGGTCTAGGTCTTCAGGCAATGCCATCGTGCAAATCCTTAACGATTGTCGATAATATTCTAATCATATCATCTTTATCACCTAGATACTCTTCGCCGGATGCAAGTCTGCGAACGTCAACGATGCAGATGATGTGCAATTCACCTGGTAGCTCAACAACAAAATGCGGCCGTCTATCGTTTAGCTCAATCATCCTGCGCGCGGGCCTCTTGCCATGACCGGCATGCCAGCCTCAGCTGTTGCTAGATACCGAAAACTGTCTGCACAATGCGAAGACCAATCGTGCAAAGGTCTGTCACGCCAACATCCTAGCTTGTCGTTCCATTCTTTCCGGTATGATTCTAGCGCTTTTATCCCTTCAGCGCATTTACGCTCATCAAACACGCATCTATCAAGGATTCTTCGCGCATCCTCAATACCTGAATCAATAGACTTCTTGGCGACCATCGAAAAGTTTATTCTGTACTTTTCACCGTCAATCACGAAGCCTTCAGCAGCTATCTGTCTTCGACTTAATCCGCCAGCTGCAAACTCTCTGTTTTCAATATCGTGTGGCGCATAATGGTATTTATACTGATAGCCTTTGCGCTTCAATACGCCCATATAATGCTCTAAGCCTTCGCCGCTGTTTTCGTAGTAGTCAATCAAGTGGATTTCATTTCCAATCTTTTGATAAAACCAGATCGCAGTCGAGTCGCCAACACCAATGTCCCATGCCGTGTATACGGGCGAATCGTTATTCATTGACTTGCATATTCTGCCGTCAGCGTAAATCTTGCGGAACTGCACAGCGTAGTAAGCGCCTTCGATAGACTGCGCAAACGCCTCCTCTGGTGTTGATGGATATTCGCGCTTCATATCTTCGCCAAGCGTGCGCCACTTTGCAGAGTACCAAGCCTTCTGGCTGTCGCTTAACTCTATTTTGTGCTTATCCGCCAGCTCATCGAAATAGCTTTCAAGTGCGTGCGCTACCTCTCCACCTTCGAGGGAATACCCTGCATTTGTGTGCCATGGGAAGAAGTGGAAAGCAAAGTCCAGCTTTGACGGTTCTTTGCTCTGGTCTTTTATCTTCTTCGCATCGGTGCAGTAATCGTAAAAATAACCCTCCCGACCTTCAGCGGTTGACTCTAATGTGATGTCGCCATTAATGCCAACAGCTTCAAATGCACCCGTTACAATCTCTTTGGCTTTGTCGGGGAACTTTTTGCATATCTTGCCGAACTCAGACACATGCAAAGATTGAAGTGTGCCACCACGGTATGACACGCTAACTTTGATACTAGAGCCGTTAGTAAAGACATAGCTGTTATCCTTGTCGTTTACCGGATTTGGCAATTCATAGCCGATAGAGCGCAGTAATTCGCGCTGACTTTGCGTGATTGACTGATAGGCAAATTTAATCTTGTTCCTGAAGATGTCTTTTGCATCCTCCAGGTTATGACAGATACAGCCTGCTGAATGGTTTGGAATGAACAGGCAGTCGTCCAAGTCGCTAATCATCTTGAACGTGGTGAAGCCAAGCTGGCGTGCTTTCAGGATGATGTCGCGGCCATGATAGCCAAGATAAAATTCTTCCTGCTCTGCGTTAGGCTCGAACAGAACTTTTTTACCTTCCTTGTTTTTGATGTGATAAAGCACATTCAGCCTGAACCACTTGTAAGTCATCGCATCAGCAAGTTGAACAAGTGTTAGGCTGTTTATGTTGGCAAGGTATTCTTTAGCCTTGAGATGGTTAACGCTAACGCTTTGAGCCACCGGTCAGGCGCTCCGCAAGTGTTTCGCCATCAGTAACGGTGAGGGTTTGCTCGACTTCTGACTTGTCTTTCCATCCAAAGTTTTTAAGCGCGAATATTGCGCCAGTAGGCTTGTCACCGCATAGCCGCATTTCGTAATGCCACTCAACGAACGTCTTGGCTCTTTTTACGGAGTTAGAAAACCCTTCGTAATTCTGGTATTCATCAATGCAAGCGCGCTGAGCAAAGCCCATAAATAACGCAAGACCAGTCCATGTTACTGGCTCTTTGGTTTCTTTGCAGTAGGCTTGGTATTCTTCGACTTTGCTGTCGAATTCTTGAGGGGATTTATACAGGCGAGGTCTACCGCCTAGGTTTACTTCTGTTGTTAGCTCAGACACGGTCTGCACTCCTTAAATCGTGGTACAACCACTGAAGGTTAGTATAGCTTGTGCAGATGAAATAAAAAAGCCTGCTTATGCAGGCTAATGTTGGCAATGAACTGGCAGCCTCTGCGACTGCGCTTATCCGGAACCCCTTCGGGATAACTTCACGCTTGACGCGCTCATTCAGCTCATTGCTCTACCACTTGAAACGCTGACCCGGCCTGAGATTCGGTCATTGTGCTGCTAGGAATCAACACACGCTATTTGGTCCGCTCGGATTATGAGCCCTGCTTCCCCAAGTGGTAGAGCGATAAACCCCACACTATCGCAGTGGGCGCTCTGTCTCAGCGTTCTGCATTTAAAGGCCAGAAACAGCAACAAACAAATACTACCACAACAAACCTATTTCACAACTCCGACCAGTCAGCTTTTCTTCACCTCATTCAAAATATACCCACCCCCGACCGGCAGCAGCTCACCCTCTTTAATCATCCTCTTTGCTACTTCTCTGCTGTTTGGCCCTAACTCATCAAGTCGGATAGGTCGCTTTGCTGCGTTGCGTCTAATATTTCTGTGTAAACTCATCGGTTAACTCCAACTCTGTGTACTGAATTCATGTTGATTACATCACGCTCAGCCCGGCTAACTATCTCCTGGCGCTGAGCCGGACTGGCTGCAATCAACTGCATCAGTGCGTCTTTTGTCTCTGCGTCAGATTCAGGAAGTAACCTTGCAGCAGTCTGCACGATAACCGCCTGTTGGTTTTCTTTGTAGTACTGCGCTAGCCTGCGAGCTATGCAGAGTGTGGTGGCTTGTTGGTTAATCATTGCGCCTCCTCCGCCGCTATCCGCAGCAGCTCTTGATTTGTCAACGTAGCACTTTCGCGCCACTCGTTACCCTTCAGATACAAAGCATACGCATGAGGCCCAAGGCGGTATTCAGTGCCTTGGATTGTCCATGTGTAGTGTTCGCCGGTATTACCAGACGCCGCGATAATGTCGATTCTCTTTAGCTGCATTTGATGCCTGCCTGCTTTAGAATATCAGTCACGTCATCAAGCATAATTTCCTTGCCGCATTCTGCGCCATTAGTAAATTCGTCGCCAAAATCCAGCTTAGGGACTTTTGGCAACTGAATCAACAATGCCGCTCTGGATGCTTGCCATGCGTCAAAAGCATTTTTAGTTGACACAGCTCTGTATCCACCATACTTCGACACTTCAAGAATATATTTATCCTTCGCCCACTCTTCAAACTGCTCTCTTGATTTATCCATCACTTCAACTCCTTCGTTAACTCTTCAGCCCATAACGACGCATAACTAACCGCATCTAAAACAGAATCAGTATGCAGTCGTGTCGGGTCGCTGTACTGCCGGACTTTTTTAACCAGCTCCAGGATTAAACAAACATCGCTACCGCGCAGGCTTTTTCCTGTGATGCAATTAAACGCCTCTGCCGCTGCGTCAAAGCTGCGTTCGCCTGTACCGCTGGCGTCGTATTGCTTGGCTCGCTCCAATTGAACCTGGGCGCATGCAGATAGGTATTCTGCGGCGGTTGTTGGTGCGTGCTGTGTGGCATGTGGTCTGGTAAGTACCGTTTTGTAGTTATGCGGGCTATTGACTGACCTCAACCAAGAATCGTCCGCAGGTCTATACCACTCCCATTGGTCATGCTCAGTCTCGCGCCAAAATCTTTCGCTTGCGTAGTGCGTAGCCCCTTCAGGAGCATTATCCCAATCCACTGTATTACTCATCATTATCTCCAATCTTATTAACCTTGCGATACTCAGCCATCAGCTTTTTCTCGACCTCAATGTATTCCGCTTTGTCGCCGTTAACGCAGGCACGAAACAAGCTAGGCTTCTTCAGTGTGTGCGCCTGCTTGTCTGTCATCTCTGCGTGTATCTTGCGGAAAGTCATTCCGACACCGCGCCATCAATCCGCGCCTGCTCGAGTGCGGATAGGTGTTGTTGGTATTCTCTCTCTGCCTGAAGGGTTGCGTAGTCGATGGCGTTATCACTCCAATCATCAGAAACAGTAAGCAGCCAATCGTCATCAGCAAGCAGTCTATCAACCTCTGCTGCAATGAAGTTTTCTTTGGCTTCTTGCCGGTCAATCTCGTGCTGGTGCCGTGCCAGCGCAATGCTGTTGTAGCATGGTTGGTTCATTTTGCTTTCCCCGCTTTCCAATAACGCTTTGCTTCTTCCCACGCTGCTACCGCACAAGCCAGCCACAACCAACGATAAGTTTTGTCTTTACCCCAAACTGCGTATCTCATCATTTCAACTCCACCAATTTACCAACTTTAGAAACCAGCACGCCAATCAGGTCGTAATGCCAAATCGTCACCTCAGAACCTACCGCAGGAACTTCGTCATACCAGATTGTCCCGCGATAACCGTTATCTAAAACCGCAACTGCAAAATATTTACCCATGATATTTCCCCATCAATTAATCACAAAACAAACTGTATCAGCTTTTTTAGGTGGTAGTGGTCTTACCACCTAAGTGACTCGCCAAACCCGCATTCCACCTTCGACTTGTCGAACGGCATGCCCCCACCCTTGGCGATATACAAACTTTCTGATACGTTCAACTCTCGAATCTTTTTGGTTCGCGGCACCGGCAATAAAAACGCTATCTCCAGGTTGCATTTTTCTCAGTTCGTCCAAAGTCTTTTTATCGCTGTTTCTCACGGGTAAAGTTACGTTTTTTTCAATCATATAAAACCCTCTTGGCTAAGTACACATAGACTTTAACGACAAAGGGACTGATTGTCAAATAAATTACGACCCTAAACAACCATAGGGTCAGTCCCGCAATTTTAAAACTGATTCGGGACACAAAAAGATTTTTAATTTCAGTGTGTTACGTTAAAAAAATCAGTTTTGTCCCGCAAACTCAGCAAATCTCTATTATCCGCTACTTTTTAAAAATTCTTTATATACACGGAAATCTCTATTATTTATTTCCTTATGTGTATTAACTTCAATATGTATAGGGTATATAGGGTAAGATGGTAAAAATATAAATAAAATCAGTAGTTTGAGCTGACCCTAACCTTGACCCTAACCTTGTGTTTGTCCCGCAATGTTTAGGGTCAACAACAAAAAGCCCCTTTCGGGGCTTTGGTTAAAACGGAACCGGTTTAAATTCGAGTGCTTTCCTCTTGTCGTCCCGACAATAGATTTGCTGGTTCTTCCTCTCACCGTCCTTATACCTTCCAATGTTGTGGTACCCCATCTGCAATAGAATATTTGCCAAACGTCCTGTTTTTGGAAAGTCTTTGTAATCGCTCCCAAACGTCACGCTTTCAGAAATCTTGTGATTTAACCTGGTTACGTTGACAACTTCGTGGTTGATGTCGTCGCACTCAAACTCTGCCAGAGCATCTTCGACAAGCAGGTAATCAGATGATTTGGCCATATCCACCATAGTCGCTTTGGCGCGAGTTTCAGGGGCCACTGTAAGCTCAAGAAACTCATTTGGTATAGTGTGAGAAGCTAACCAGTCCAGAATCTCGCCCGCACCGCTTCGCATTGCTTCGTACAGTTTCGGGTAATAGTTTGAATTGCTGGCTTTCCAGTTGTTCAGCGCTTCCTTACTTTGCCACTGTGAAAACAGCACGCAATAGCGCCGATCGTTGTCGTCAATCGGCAGAGCGTCTTTAAAGTTTGTTAGTGCAAAGTAATTGGTTGTGTTAACCGCTTCATACGCATCAGTGCGCATCTTCCGAACGCTGACCGTTGTGTTGGTGATGTATGGTTTTAGCTTGTTGAGCGTTTCGTATTTGCGGTAATTGTCAAGTTTCAGTTCCTCGATAAAGACCATACAATTGCCTTCGGCCCATGCGGTGAACTTCTCATCGAGCGATTCAACGCTGATTGTTCGACAGTTGCTTTGACCTAACAGCTTTCCCATCATCTCGGCGAAAAAGCTTTTGCCGTCACCTTGTACGCCTTGAAGGATGATGGCCCATTGCAGCTTCTTGCCAGGGTGCTGAATGTTATGTGCCAGATAATTAATAACCAGTTGCTGTTCGCTTTCATCCGGTAATAAGTGGGCGATGTGTCCTTTGACCATTTCGACGGTTTTGGAGCCTTCCCAATGCTTTCTGCGTAGTGTGTTTGGTTTGTACGTGTTAAAATACTTCACGCCTTCGTAGGTAAAAAACTCATCGAACATTGGGGCGTACATTCCAGAGTGTACGCACTCAATTCTGTTGTTGACATAGTTTGTGGCGTTTTGCGGATTGCCTTCCATATCGGTTGGCGTATCGCGGTTGTGCTTAACGTCAAATGCTCGCGGCCCCATTGTGATCTTCGTCACTTTATCCATGTACTCGGCGATTTGAGTCAGAAACACGTAGTCGTCGTAAAACTCTGCGCTGTGCTTTGGTTTGCTCATGCGGATCATGCGTTTAACATGCGACTCACTCAGCTTCTCGCCGAGTACCACGTTAAACTGTTTAATCAACATCTTTACGGCAAGCGTCGAATCGAGCTCAGTCAACTTGCACGATGCAATCTCAGCAATAACCGCTTCAATCTCATCCTTTGTCGATGCGTCTTTAATCTTCTCCATCACGCCAGATACGCGATCGGCTTCAACAACGGCATATCCGCCAACCATGTCGATGACACTGGCGAACGTCACCGGATTGCTTTTCTTGCTGCGCGATAAAGACTCCCAGCGCTTGCGATTCTTCGACTTGTCATAGTTACTTGGCGATAACTGGCTGAACTCATCAAACAAATGCCAACCTTCTTCACTACCTTGCGTCTGATGATAAATTGCCATCATCACTTTTAGCCAAGTATCAGAGCTTTCGGCCTGCTCCGGTGTCAACTTGCGAACAAAGCCAACAACCTCGTCAAAGCCGATGTCGAGCGGTTGTGCGGCGATTGCGTCGAGCAGGTCGAAAGACTCCGACGGCGCTGTGTTGCTACCAAGCTTCGCAACAGCCTGTTCAGGTAGCGCGGGCCACATCTCGACATCGTGCAGCGCGTCAGCAACAGAGTCGGCGAACGTCAGGTTCTCGTACCCTTCGCCGGTTGCGATGTAACCTTTAAAGCTGGCGCGAGTGTCGAAGTGCTTGACGCCACAAACGTTCGTGCCGTTGGTCAAATCCAATTCGACCGGAACACGAAACACGTAATGCGTGCCGCCACTGCGCGTTTTCTGCAACTCAGCGCACTGCCAGTCCAATTCAACGCCAAACGCCGCATCAACCTGCTCGGTCGTCACACCTTTATATGTATCGAGGTCGAACACGATGACGCCCTTAGGTATCATCACGCCGACCATCTTGGTTTTTGCATCGCCACGATATTCGCGCCAATCGGTATTTTCCGGCACTGCTGGCGCTTTTTTGTCCGTCAGTGGGAAAATGACTTTATTTTGCATCTTGTCTTGCTCCAACTAAATCGACGGCCTTAAACTTGCCGTCCGTCATTTTTTCAATCTCAATGGCCCGACCTGGCGGCACGCCATCCACTAACCATTGCGTCACGGCAGCTGGGCTAATCGCCAAACGCCGAGCAAGTTCTGATTGACTTCCGAAATACAAAAACAATTCATCTAACACGGTTGACCTCTTTTAAAGTTGCGCTTAAAATTAAAGTGTAGCTTAAAACTACAAAGCCAATCAACTAAACGCGAGAAATTAAAATGTCCTTAGAACTGAAAATTGAAGAACTGACCAAACAGGTCGCCAAGCTGACTGAAGTGATGACGTTCCTGGTATCGAATCCGGCAACGGCTATCTACACGCCAGAGCAGAAAACAGAACAAGCTGCGGTAGTCGAAACGGCCAAATCTGAGCCGGTCGCTGTGCCAGCTAAAACCGTAAACGCTGACGATGTGACTGGTTTGTGTTTGTCGCTGAGTCGTAGAGATCCGGCCAACAAGCTGAAAATCAAAGACCTGCTGACGTCTTACAAAGCGTCAAAGGTTTCGGATTTGAGCGAAACAAACCTTGCCGAGTTCGCCGCTAAGTTGGAGCAGCTGTAATGGCTGCTCACGCGCGTTTGAGCGCGTCAGGCGCTGACCGTTGGGCGCGTTGCCCTGGTAGCGTCAAAGCTGAAGAAGGCTGCGCAGATAAGGGCAGCGATTTTGCAGCAGAAGGTACAACGGCGCACGCCTTAGCGGATTACTGCCTATCAAACGGCGTTGCCGCTGCGTCTTGCGTCGGAATGACTTTCGAAGGTCGCCAGGTTGACGCCGAAATGTGTGACTACGTGCAACAGTATGTCGATTATGTTTGCTCTTTTAGCGGTGAACACTTTTATGAAGTGCGCGTTGACTTCTCGCCTTGGGTTCCTGAAGGTTTTGGGACTTCTGATTGCATAGTGATTGATGCAAAAAACAAGCTTCTGCGCGTGATAGATTTGAAGTACGGTAAAGGCGTCAAGGTCGATGCGGATAATAACTATCAAGCACAACTGTACGCGCTGGGCGCGATTAACGACATGGGCTTTTTGCTTGATGTTGAGCGCGTCAATATCGCCATCGTGCAACCGCGCCTTGACCATGTCAGCGAATGGGAAATAACTGTTGCTGAGCTGATGCAGTTTGCCGAGTACATTAAAGAGCGTGCGCAGTTGGCTTGCGAGCTGAGCGCTGAGCGGGTGCCAGGAGAGAAGCAATGTCAATGGTGCAAGGCTAAAGCAACTTGCCCCGCGCTGTACGACTTGACGCAGCAAACGCTGATGCAGTCTTTCGATGTGATCCAAATCGACACCATGCCGAAAGTCGAGCGCCTGACAGACCTGCAACTGAAACTTGCGCTAGATAGCCGCAAGCTGATTGAAAGCTGGTTGTCAGCAGTCGAACAGTACGCAACTGAGCAAATCTTAGATGGTAAGCAGCTCGCAGGTTATAAGCTGGTCGAAGGCCGCAGCGTGCGTCAGTGGATTGACGAGCAACAAGCCGAAACGGCGCTGGCCGAACGCTTTGACGAGTCTGAGATTTACAAAAAGTCTTTTATCAGTGTTGCGCAAGCCGAAAAGCTATTGGGTAAAAAACAAGCCGCACTGCTTGACGGCCTTGTGACCAAACCGCAAGGAAAACCGACGCTTGCGCCAGAGTCAGACAAACGCGCGCCAATCGGCGCAAATATTTCTGATTTTGATGCTTGCACTGATTAAACAGTTAAGCTATGCTTAAAACCGTCAGCGATGACAATCAACTTTAAACTTAAAATGTGAGAACTTAAAATGTCTAAAATTAAATTGCAAAGCGTTCGTCTGTCTTTTCCGTCATTGTTTCAGCAAGCCGCTTTCGGTGGCGAATCTACCGGTAAATACGAAGCTACGTTCATTCTCGATAAGAAAGAACATGCTCAGGTTATTAGTCAGATTGAAGCTGAAATTGCCCGCTTACAGAAGGAAGAAATTAAAGCTAAAGTTTCTTCGGACAAAATCTGTTTGAAAGACGGTGACGAAATGGGTCGCCCTGAGTACGAAGGTAAAATGACTATTAAGGCGTCAACCAAGAAACGCCCTTTAGTTATCGACCGTGACAAAGCCCCTATTACTGAAGATGACAATATTGTTTACGCTGGGTGTTTCGTAAATGCAATTTTAACGTTATGGCCTCAAAATAATAACTTCGGCAAGCGCGTCAATGCTCAACTTGACGGCGTACAGTTTGTACGTGATGGCGAGCCGTTTGGCGATGGCGGTATCTCAGCCGATGCGTTTGACGCTTTCGGCGATGACGACGAGATGTTTAGCTAATACACTTTCCTTTCGCGCCCTTCGGGGCGCTTTTTAATTTACGGGCCACTCCCATGAAAAAACAAATAGTCATAGACACCGAAGTCTATGTGAATTACTTCCTGCTTTCCGCTTTAGAACCCGCAACTGGTAAAATCTGGCACTTTGAGAAGTACGACGGCAAAGAGCTGGACACCAAATCAATTTCATCCCTGATGGCTACTTGCACAACAATCAGCTTTAACGGCAACGCCTTTGACTTGGGGATTATCTTTGGCGCTTTGTCTGGTTGGTCTAACAAAGGCATTAAGAAATTCTGCGACGACATCATTAAAACGAACCTTGCGAGCTGGCAGATATTCCGCAAGTATGAAGTGCGCATTCCTCAGAATTGGGATCACATCGACATCATCGAAGTTGCACCAGGTCAAAGCAGCTTGAAGATTTATGGCGCACGCTTACACGCGCCAACCGTTCAAGACTTGCCGATTGAGCCAGATGCGAAAATTACCCCTGAACAGCGCCAAGAGCTACGCGACTATTGCGTAAACGATTTGCAGACAACCTGGCTACTGTATAAGTCACTTGAAAAGCAAATTGAGCTTCGCTGTCAGATGTCCGAACAATACGGCGTTGACCTTCGAAGCAAGTCCGATGCGCAGATTGCCGAAACGGTTATCAAGTCGGAGCTGCACAAGATGACGGGGCGCGAGTATCGCAAGCCTGATATTGATGACTCGACTGTGTTTCGTTACTTGGATCCAAAAATCATCACCTTTAAAACGCAGCAGCTCAAAGATATTTTTAAGCTGGTCACAACCATTCCGTTTCGCCTAGCAGATAACGGCTCAGTCAAGATGCCCGATGAGCTTGCAAAGGCTCAAATCAAGATTGGCAGCACTGAGTACAGTTTGGGCATTGGCGGCTTGCATAGCTGCGAGAAAACGCGCCTAGTTCGCGCAGATGCTGAACATCGTTTGTTTGATTACGACGTTGCGAGCTATTACCCGAACATTATTCTGCAACAGAACCTTGCGCCGAAGTCGATGGGTGCACCGTTTTTGAAAGTGTATCAGTCCATTGTTGACCGCCGGATTAAAGCCAAGAAAGAAGGCGACAAGGTGACGGCCAACACGCTGAAGATTTGTGTCAACGGCTCTTTCGGAAAACTCGGATCTAAGTGGTCGGCTTTGTACGCTCCCGACCTGATGATACAAACAACACTTACTGGTCAGCTGGCACTGTTGATGCTGATCGAGTCGATGGAATTGGCAGGCGTGTCGGTTGTTAGCGCCAACACGGACGGCGTGGTTTTGCGCTGTCCTATCGACAAGATTGACGAGATGGAAAACATCGCATTCGATTGGATGCTGACGACCAGCTACGAGCTTGAACGCGCGGAGTACAGCGTGCTTGCCAGCCGCGACGTCAACAACTACGTTGCTGTGAAAACAGACGGCGAGATTAAACGCAAAGGCGTGTTCGCCGATGGTGGATTGGCTAAAAACCCCGATTGCAATATCGCCTTTGACGCGGTGGCGCAATATCTGGCAACAGGTAAACCGTTAAAAGAAACCATTATGGAATGCAACGACGTTCGGCAGTTTTTAACTGTTCGTCGCGTTACCGGTGGCGCTGTTTGGTGCGGTGAGTATTTGGGCAAAGCTGTTCGCTTTTATTACAGCCGCGCAGTTGGCAAAGATGTTTGCATTGCATACGCCAAGAACAGCAACAAAGTGCCAAAGTCTGACGGCGCTCGCCCGATGATGACTTTAACCGATGCTGTGCCGGATGACGTTGATTATGCGCGTTACATCGAAATGGCTGAAGAACTATTAAAAGAGGTTGGTCATGCGTGAATCTGTGATTGAGAAGTATCTGGTTGAAGAGGTATCAAAGATTGGTGGAGTGGCGGAAAAATTCACTTCCCCAAATAGAAGGGGTGTGCCCGACAGGTTGATTTTGTTCCCGAAAGGGGTGTTGTTTTTTGTTGAGGTTAAATCTTGTGGTAAGGTGCCAACTAAGATACAATTAAGAGACCATCAAAAAAGAAGAAACATGGGCTTTGAAGTTTTTGTGGTTGATTCTAAAAAGTCTGTTGATGAATTTATAAGGGGTATCGTAAATGGAAGAGTGGAAAAAGATTGAGGGTTACGAAGGTATTTATGAAGTTTCAAACAAGGGTCGATGCCGGTCTTTAGATAGAGTGGCTGTAGATAAGAACGGCCTGCAAAGAACATTAAAAGGTCGGATGCTACAACCAAAAGCACAAATTTCAGGACACTTATCTGTGCATCTTTGTAAAAATGGTCAACCAAAGCAACTTTTGCTGCATAGGATTGTTGGTTTTGCTTTTTTACAAGGTCACTTTGACGGCGCTTGTATTAGGCACTTGGACGGCGACTGTAGAAACAATTCTGTTGAAAACTTATCTTGGGGGACATTCTCTGAAAACTCCAAAGATATGTACCATGCGCATGGGAAAAGGGTCGGATTGAAAAGTCATTTCTCAAAATATACAAAAGAAGAAATAGACGCGGCTGTTGCTTTAAAAGGTAAGATGAGTTCTTCAAAAGCTTCAAAAATAACGGGAATTAGTCGCAGATATATTAGCGAATTGTGGTCAGGCGGAGCTGGTTTTCAAAAAGCACAACGCTTGATGGAGGCCGCAAATGCTTTCACGGGATAATCTGCACGAATATCAGCGCCGAGCTGTTCAATTTATTGTCGAGAAGAAGCGCTGTCAGCTTTGGCTTGACATGGGCCTTGGCAAAAGCGTCACGACTTTAACTGCAATCACCGATTTGCTCGACAGCTTTTCGGTGTCAAAGGTTTTAGTTATTGCCCCTTTGCGCGTAGCGAATAGCGTTTGGAAACAAGAAGGGGAGAACTGGCAACATCTAAATGGCTTGCGGATTGTCGTTTGCACCGGCTCAGAAAAACAGCGCTTGCAACGGCTGCAATCTGACGCCGATGTGTATGTGATCAACCGTGAAAATGTCGCTTGGCTCTGCGACTTGTATCAGAAGCGCTGGCCGTTTGACTGCGTAGTTATCGATGAAGCCAGTAGTTTTAAAAGCGCATCCGCTCAGCGCTTTAAGAGTTTGAAGCGCGTATTGCCGCACACATCGCACATGGTGCTGCTGACCGGCACACCGTCGCCAAATGGCCTGATGGATTTGTGGGCGCAGTGCTATTTGGTTGATTTTGGCGCAGCGCTTGGTAAAACGATGACGTCGTACAAACAGCGTTTTTTCGAGTCTGATTTTATGGGCTACAAATTCACGCCGCGAGAAGGTGCGGACGACAAAATTAAATCGCTTGTAGCGCCTTACACGCTATCTATGCGCGTCGAAGATTACTTGGATATGCCTGACTATTTACCGTCGATTATGGGAGTCGATATTGGGGCCAAAGCGCTTAAACAGTACGGCGAGTTTGAGGACAATCTTTTTGCCGAGTTCAAAGGCCACGAAATCGAAGCGCAGAGCGCTGCGGTGCTGGCTAACAAGCTGCTGCAATTTGCAAATGGTGCGATGTACGTAGATGAGCATAAAAATTATGTGGAGATCCACAACGAAAAACTCGAAGCACTTGCCGAGCTAGTAGACGACAATCCGACAGAAAACTTGTTGGTTGCGTACAACTACCAAACAGACTTAGAACGCCTGCAAAAGCGCTTCCCGTTCGCAACAGTGCTCGACAAAAACCCCGACACAATCAAAGCCTGGAACGCTGGTAAAATCAAAATGCTGTTAGCGCATCCGGCCAGCGCCGGTCACGGTTTAAACCTTCAACACGGCGGCAGCGTCATTGTGTGGTTCGGCCTGAACTGGTCACTTGAGTATTATCAGCAATTCAATTGCCGACTATACCGCCAAGGTCAGCTCAAACCAGTTCGCATCATCCACATCGTCGCAACAGGCACTATTGACGAGCGCGTTGTTTCAGTTTTAAGTGATAAAGCCGTTACTCAAAACGATTTGATGAACGCATTAAAATATAAGGGCCAATTATGAACCAACCACACCAGCCAAACCGCCTAGTATTGCCGGAACTAAACTACCCATACGCAGCAGGTTTGAGTCGATACGATACGGCTATGTTGAGGATGTGGGTAGTTTTAATCACTGAAATCGCCATGGAGCGAATGCGTGAAGAATAAAGAGCAATGCAAATGGTGCTATAGATGCGGAAGCTATAGGTCTGCATCTCAGTTTGCACCCGAACAATTGCCTCTATGGTGGTGTAGATGGTGCATTGATTGCCAAGCAAAGCCAATAGGTTGCAGGAAATGAAGAAATACACAATTAAGCTGCCAGGCCATGAACGGCCATTTGCATACATCGCTGACATATCACCAGAAGAAGTTCCAGAGGCGATATTTCAGCGGTTCCGTTTATGGGCGGAGTGGGTTAGGTAGTGGTCTGACCAGCAAAATAGTGCTTGCAACTTACGTTTCAGGAAACTATAGTTTCTTTAACGAAACGAAGGAGATAAAAATGAACACTAAGCAGTTAGCAGAATTTTACGGCATCAGCACACAAGCGGTTAATCGCTGGGATTCAGTAAAGCGCCACCGCAAAACAATCCAAGCAGAAGCAGACGTAACGCCGCTAGAGTGGCAGTTAGTCGGTGAGATTGCGCAGTTGTGTTATTTGTATAATGCGCAGAATTGGTTTTGCGAAAAACCGACCAATTGGGCTTGCCTTGAGGTTTCCGCATGGGGCATGTCTATTATGTTTTTAACTTTTGGTAAACCGTCGATTGACTGTAAATTGACAGCAAAAACATCAAACACCGCAGAAATGCAATTAATCAAAATGCAGCTTGAGAAGCTGGTTTATTAACCAACAAGCCCAGTTGCGCAGTCGGGCCGGAGATTTCAAATGGAAACGAAATTCTTGATTAACTACTCTAAATCAGCTGCGGAACACACACCACGCCGCAGCAATATGGTGATGATTGCGCGTTGGTTTGCTGTCGTGGCGTGTGCGTCTGGCGTCGTTGCATTACTTGAAGCGGCTAACCGCTTGGGGTGGCTGCAATGATGCGTAGATGTGATGATAAGGCTAAGTTAGATAGACTGATTCGCGTGACTGTGTGGATGCTTGGATTGGCTTACTGCGGGTTGGTTTGGGCGTTTGTTGTTTTACTTGTGGAGGGGTTTTTATGAGCAGCAACTTAATCGAAGCAAAAGCAGCGTTAACCGGCTGCCGGTGTAAGTCTCAAGTGATGGCAGTAGTCGAGGCGTTTTGCAGTAAGTGCCGGTTTAGCTACAGCAGTGACTTGAGCCTGTCTGACAATGCAGTGATTGCAAGTCGGCAGTCAAAAGCTAAAGTGTCAGAGGTTTTGGGCTTTGCAGCTAGACAATGGGAGCGGATGTGATGAACTACCAACCAAAAGGCAGTCAGTGCGCGAACTGTAAAAACAAGCACAAAGATTGCAGCAAGCTAGAGTTCCATAAGATGCGCACTTACTCAACTGACGGCGATGTCACGGTTGTCTTGTGCAACAAATTCGTGAGTGATAAAAAATGATGCTGATATGCGGCAAGCCGTTTATCATCTGCGAAGATGGTGCGACAACGATTAAACAGTGCATCGAGTGTGAGCAGCCTGAGTTGGCTATCAGTCCGGCACTTTATGCTCAGATTTTGGCGGGCGCAGAATTTTGCACTTGGAGTGTTTGAAAATGATTCGTAAATCACTAGTTCGCATCAAAGCCACCGGAAAAGAAATTGTCGTGAAGTCATACGGCAACGGCGCAATAGACGCAGCTGGTAATTTTTACCATGCTAGTACATATGAATTTGTGAGGAATGTTTGATGGAGCTTATCGCATGGCTAGCCTTCGGATGCGCAATCGCTTTTGCAGTAGTGTTTGCGCTGGTTCAGTTTTTACCTGGAGATTGAGATGAAAAGACGAATCTCAAAAATGACCGACATCATTCTGTCGCAGCCTGCCGAGCTGACTAACCGCGAAGTGGCTGACAAGTTGAAAGTTGATATTGACTCAGTGCGCAACGCCCGCCGGCGTCATGGTGTGCCTCATAATATCAAACCAAGAGACCGAGGTATTGCTGCGCGAATTGCTATGGCGTTTGGTGCGTCAAATGCAAAAGCTGTTGCAGCTGAACTAGGGTGTTCTGCAATCTACGTTCGGCAGGTTTGGCGAGGTATGCGCAATGGATAGCGGATATCTACCACAAAAGATATACGAAATGAGCCGCGAGCAGCTAATCGAGGAAATAGAGCGAATACGCCGACAGAATCACTCGTTACGGACTGCTGTATGCAGCTTGCAAAAAGGCATAAAGCAGAAGCCGAGTCGGCGCGGTGATATTTTGTATCGGTGGCACTCTGGAGAAAGCATAAAAAAAATTGCAGCAGATGTCGGATGTTCTATTGCTAATGTTTATAAGACTATACACAAAGAAAAAGCCGCACAATCAATTTGATAGTCGGCTATGAAATACAGCTGGGGAATGATGCTTGAGATGAATCAGAGCTTCGTAGTTATCTTATGGCATTGTGTTCGTTTATGCAAGCCTGCAATGCTATTCGATGCTTTCCAACTTCCTCAGCGTACTTTCCCGCCATGTAGTCAGATATTCCAAGCAGCTCGGATAGCACTCTGGTATTTGTTGCGGCATTTGCGCGCTCTGCGAGAGTGCTGGTATTGCCACTTGCGGGCATGGCCTTAATTCTGTTGAGTTGCTCGCGCATCCGCTCAGCTGCAATGCGGCTATCAGCGACATTGCGATCATGCTTTTCTTTAAGTACTTCTGCCGCTTTGTAAGCATTGTCTAGCTCCTGTAAAAGGTTTTTCTGCTTTGTAAGTGTGGCTTCTGCTGCTTTCTGGTTTGCTTGCGCGTCTTCCAGCATGTGAGCATCCCATTTACTCTGCCACAGAGTACCATTTAGCCAAAATCCGCAAGCGAATGCGGCAGCTAAGGCTCCAATCTTAAAGTATAGGCTATTCATCATCTTTTATGTTGCTCCGGTGCAGTGAGTCCACGCCCTTCCAAATAGCTGCGATAAGGGCCGCTGCAATCGCTCCAAACGCCATTGCAGCCTGTGATGGGTCTAGCAGTTTCAGTGTGCGCACAATCTCCCACAGCAGTAGCTGAGAGCTTATGATTAGCCCGACTGGCACTATACGCATTTGGCGCAATGTTACATGCAGTGGCTGTTTAACCATGAAGCCAAGCACGTTTTCAATAGCCTCAAGCAGACTCATTGCGCCACCGGTTATAATCATCAAGATACTTTTTCGGCGTGGCTCTACCTGTGCGATTCCAATATGACTTGCAGTATTCAGCCATCGCTTCAGGTGTTTTCGGCAGTGGGTTTTTATCCATTGCCAAGTAACACCTAGCCACAAAAGTCGCATATCTATCATCAAACTCTAGCTTAGACAAATCCCGCTTAATGCCGAGCTTTAGTGCTTTGACGTGAATAGAGTCTGAGTTATCCCAGATAGAATCGTGCGTCGCCGGCTCCATTTGGTACAAGCCAAGTGCCGGACCGCCACCAACCTGACGCCGATACTTTCCGCCAAGTGATTCGTGAGCCACGAGCATCGCCAACAGCTCAACGCAATGGTCGGAGTGCATGCCGAATTCTAGGAGAAATTCAGTACACCAATGGCGAAAGTCGTGGTATTTCATTCTTTCAATCTCCACCAGTCACTGACAGTCGGACTATACCCATCAATAAAGCGCTTTGTCACATGCCCGACAAGCTCAGAGCAATTATAGCTGTACTTGCTGCCCAAGTGGATTCGGAGCAACCTGAAGAACCACAGAGCGCCTATAGTGGCCAGCATGTCGTATTCTGTTTTGCTTGTCACTAAAAGCTCGCACTGCTCGCGCCAGGATTGGTTACTTGTCCAAACTTCTTTCGTGCGCCAAGCTGAGTAACGCTTCTTAAACACATCAACCGGCGTCTTGATAACTCCCTTACGCCTGCCGATTCTGCCCTTGTAACGACCGCCAACTGATTCGTAAACAAAGCCGCCATCAAGGATTGCAACGTGCGACCACGGGCTTACATCAAAAAACCGAATCAGCAGCCCGACCAATTTCGAGCTGCGACCGAAAATTAAGGTGACTTTCGTCATTACTTGCTTGCCGACAGGTTGCTGCCGTCAAACTTGGTCCCGTTCTTAATCAGCCACTTTAACTGCTCAGTGAAATCATTCTGCGGATAATCAGGAATGCCTGCGCCGGTAACTGATTTCAGAATCGCATTGGCTCGATTAAGGAAATCAATGTAATAAGCCAGCATGTCGCTTTTAAACTTTTGAGCACACTTAAACACTGGGTCATTATCCTGCAAATGAAATTGCCATGTTTCGCTAACGTTGGGCAGTCCGCCGCCTTTCGCCTTTTCGATGCTGAGGCACAGCATATCCTCATCGCCGGTCGGGTTATTGATGCCAATGCCAAATTTAAAGCCATTTGACACTGCGATAAAATCATCGCCTGCTACTGGAATGTTGCCTTTCATGGTAATTCCTCCGGTTCAATGTACCAATATGATTCAGTCACTCCGCCCCACATGTCAAAATATCGGTAGTGTTGCCCGTTAACTGTTGGTGTGCCAGCAATCCAGTTGCCGCCAGCATCTTTAATTTCATAGTATGGCGTCATGTTAATCTCCGTAAACATGCGAGTAGTAAATTGTCGCTGCGGTGTTTCCTGCGTTTTTCACAATGGCAATAGTTGAATAGCCTTGCAGGTATGGGATAGAGTTTGTGCCATTACCAGAACATCCAACCACAAACCCCGCATTTCCGATACCGCTTACAAGGTCTGTTGTTGCCACGACAGTCGAGCCATCAACAACAACGGAAATTCCAGACTGCGAACCCAGAGGAGCCTGCAAACCAATTAGTCTAACCTTCTTGCCTGCTGGCGCTGTGATGGTTAACAGAGTGCCGGTAACGCCGCTTGCAATAGACCCAATGTTGTATGCTGACGGCACAAACACGCCGGATGGTAAAATTGTATCTGCTGAAATATCTGCCATGTTAGTAAGCCACCAATGCTGTTGAACTGATTGCGTAAGCGCGGAAAATCTGCCCTGCGCGGTATGTGATGTTATCGCCGGATGCCACTACGGAGCCGCGAAAGTTTGTTACTGTCACGCCTGATTTTACAATCCGCATCAACTGAGTCGATGTTGGGTTGTTGGCTATAACAAAGAAGTCGCCAGCAACGAATGACGGCAGCGTAACGTCGAGTGTCGCGGATGTTGCAGTAACAGGATAAAGCGCATTCTTTGCCGCTGTAAAGTTACCTGTCTGCACGGCCTGCCAACGAGTGCCGCTGATAAACTGCCAGTCTGCGTTGGTGAGTGACGGAGCGGATGTCGTGACGTTTGCCAAGTTGTTATTTAGCGCCCAAAAGCTGCCGTTATGAAAAACAGAGTAAGGTTTATTTGCTGCACCTGTTTGCGCTGACCATAAACCTTTATAGTTTGCACTGCCCGCCGACAGCCCTGCACTTGTGTTTGCCGCTGTTGCGCTGTTTGCTGCTGCTGTAGCGCTGTTACCCGCTGCCGTTTTGTCTGCATCAACCGCAACGCCTACCGCATCAATGTAATCGCCTGAATCGTTAATCTGCTCCTGCAATAACGGCAAGGCAGACAAAAACGTATCAACGTCATCGCTGAAAGTCTCGGGCGCAGAGCTGCGGTTTGGCGCCGCCGGTAATGGCGAAATCGGAGTGTAAGGCATTACACTAACTCCCTAATTTGAATTGTTGACTTGCAGTAACTGGGCGCGTCAATGTTTTGCTGATACTTAATATGATAGCCGTAAACTACCGTCGCGTCATCTGTGTCAGAAGTGCCAGCCCATACGCAAGGCTTGTCAACTAGCTTGCTGATTTGGTTAATCACAAAATCCAGCTTGCTCTTTTCGACGCTAACATTGTAATTCATGAGCTTGTACTTCCTGCGCTTGGTTACTGTTATGTCGCCAAAGTCATTTTCATCAACGCGAGACAGGTTGATATAGTCGAAAGAAGTGCCATAGCAAGCCACGCCAAGCGTTAACGACGAACCAATAACCAAAGTGCCAACCGACACCGCTGCGCTGCCAGTGACCGTTACAGTGAGTTTTGCACCTGCCGACTTTGGCATATCGTTAACAAAGAACTTGTAGCGCTGCACAACGGGCAGGTTGAAGTATTCCCAATAGTCCAGCACTTCGCTGTTATCAATCGCATCAACGGTCTTGTCATAAGACAAAGCGCCAGTTGCTGTATGCACCTGATAGCGCACACTAGTAACGCCAGTTGCATTAAAGATTGCTGCTGAGTTAAAGCCTTTAGGTGATGTGATCTCAACGACAACAGGCGCGGCGTGAACTGATTGGCTTGAATTGACTTGGTCAAACATGCGGTAACGGTTTGTGTAACTAACTACAACCCATGTCGGCACAGCTTTAGCTGCGCCCACGTTTGGCGCGTCAGTTGTCACGGCGACGCACTCATACAGCAAATGCGTTGTAGTCATTATACGTCTATCGCCAATAGCGGCAGTGTAGGCAGACCAAGCAATCTCCCCAGCACTTGCGTCAGGCTCTGGAATGCTCGAAGTAGTCAGCAAGCCGCCGATAATGTCATACGGTTCAACAACAATCACAGCGCAGCCTCCTGAGCTTCGTATTGGTTCAATTCTACGACATCCGCAGTTGTTTTGGTATGTTTAGCTGTCGCTTCCTGCGCGTGAAGGATTTGGGTTAACACATCAAGCATTTCCTGCGTAACGACTTTGCCGTCAGTTGTATATCTATCCGGCATTGTTGGCGGCACCCACACGCGCCCATCAGGCTTTGTGATCTCAACAATCTGCTGACCAACTTGAACAATTGCTGCCTCAACTCGGTTGATTGCTGCGACTTGCTCTGACGCCACGCCTAAGCCTAACTCGTTAGCTGCACTCATCGCCGCATAGAATTCAATCAGTGCCTGGTCAATAGTCAGCAGCCTATCATCAACACCAAGCAGCGCATTCAGTTGCTTCTGCGCTTCAGTCAACTGCTCATCAATCTTGCCGACCTGCTCATCGTGGAGTTTTTGCGCAGCATCTGCCGCAAGGTCTAGCTTGGCGAGTTGTGCAATGTAATATTCATCTGCTGCCGTCGCTTGGTATTCAATCCATTGCAGCTGTGATTTAGCGCCACCCATCGCACCGCCGACAATACCCTGAATGCCTGCCGCTTGGTTGCGAGCAATCGCCATTGCGCGGTTCTGCTCGAATGCTGAGCTAAACCCTGCTGAGCCTGCACCAGACACACCAGAAAGCACAGATGATAAACGCGAAGAGTCTGGCAGCAGCCCCGCCTTCGCTTCGTTATAAATCATCGCAAGCTCTTTAAATGGATTGGCTTGCGTGCCGGTATCGGACAAGAAACCGGTCAGAATATCGTTAAGACCTTCAAGCTTGTTAATGTACTGCTCGACAGCTTTCCCTTGCTCTTGGTAGCCATCAATAACTGAATCGCGCTGCTGCTTCAGCAGGTCCTTTTCTGCGTTGATTGCCTCAAGTTTTAAATCCAGCTCAGTGCCTAACCGGTCTTTTTCGCGCTGCGCAGACTCTTGCAGTTTACCAAATGCGTTTTGTGCTGCATCGATTGCCGCTGATGCTGCATCTCTTGCTGATTGTGCGGCTGCGTCCTGTGCTGATGCAAGCTCACGCTGAGCCGCTGCTGCGTCTTCTGCCGCATAGATTTGCAGGAGTAAAGCCCGCAGCGTTTCGTCAGTTGCGTCTAATTCCATCTGACGGCGTAAAGCCAACGCCTCAGCAGACTGCCCGAGCGCATCATATAAGCGTAATTGCAGGTCTAGACCTTGCGCTTTCAGTGCTGCCGCTTTGGCTTCAGCTTCCTTACGCGCCGCCTCTGCTGCATCTTCAGACGCTTGGCGTTGTGCCTCTAAAGCGGATAAGTATTGATCCATTCCTGGCACTAACTTCATCAGCTCAGCAAACATCTTTTGACCGGCTTCGGATGTCAAATCTAAGCCATCCACAAGCGCCCTGAATCCATCGCGCGTGTTAGGCATGGTGACATTCAGCGTCGCAAACGATTCGCTCAGCTGTGCGACTAGATTAGCCTGCTGTTCAGCGTCTGAGTAAAATGCTGAGTAATATTGGCTAGTAAGTGCTGATAACTGCTCAAGACCGCCAGCAAGCTCAACGATGTTGGTTGATGCAACCATTGCTGCTTTGCCGGTCAGGTCGAAGCCTAAGCCGAGCGTTTTACTGATTGACTGCACTGCGCCCATATTGGCAGTTAAGCGAGCGACCGCATCAATGACGCCCTCGCCCTCTTTCTGCAGTCCATCAAGCGAATCACCGAAAACAGCGTTGACTAATGCGCCGGTTGTGTTGCCAACCCATTCTTCGATTGCTGCTTGAATCTCAGCTTCTGACTTGTCTTTGATGTTGATGTTAGCCGCAGCGGTGAAACCTTTGATGATTTCGTCAGCGCCAGTAATGCCGAAAGCGTTAGCTGCTTGACCAAGTGCAGATGAGATTGCATCGAATGCCGAATCGATGGCGGAAGCGTCATAGCCTGTAGTGCTTGTGCGTGTTTTTGTGCCACGGAACAGCGAGCGCTTACGGCTCTCCTCTGTGGTGATTGAGCCGGTAATATCTCCGCCGCCTAATGACAATCCTAGCGACTGGCCGGTAGTTTTAAACGATGAGCCAAATAGTCCGCCGCCTGATAGCTTTTGAATGCCAGCCAATGCAGCGCCAAGGCCTGCAATGATAGGCGTCGCCATGCCAAGACCAGCCATGATATTTCCAGAGCCAAGCAAGGAGCCAGCGCCGCTAAACAGCGTGCCGAATTGACCAGCGCCAACCAATGCACCGCCGCCCATTAAGCCTCCGCCGAATGAGCCCCCGATTAAACTGCCAAGCCCGGTAATGCCACCGCCGATACTTCCGAGCAGCCCTAAGCCGGATGCAGCGCCACCAATGCTTGATGCGCTAGCTCCGCCAGGTAACATACCACCCATACCCATGCTAATCATAATTGGGCGGGTAAGTGCCATATGCGCCATCTCAGCAAGCATGCGCTTGAATGCGTTTTTCATGCCGTCAACGACAGATTCGAAGCCATCAAAAGCATTCATCCACGCATCTGCAAATGCTTCCTCTATACGCTCTGCTGCTTTTTCGCTTACACCAACATATCTGTCAATATCCTCAATTGCCTTGTCGATTCGCTCCATCTCTGCAACCGCATTTTCCTCTGCGATTCTATCCATTTCTTCAAGGCCAGACTCTATCTCGTCATACCAGTATTCATCCCAGCCATCCTGAATTCTTTGAATATTAGCCATTTCCTTGGCAAGCTCTTTGGCTGACTTTGTAGCAGATTTTACTGCTAAAGTTTGCCCTGTAATTGGAGGTAGACTGTCATCAAACGCCTTATTCATCCCTTCTATTTTTGCCTGCAATGCAGCCTTTTCTTTTCCAAGCTCAGAAATAACCCTAGCTTGATTTGCGGTTGCGGTTGTATTGCCGAACATCCCAGTGCCTGTCTGCTTCATTGCTTCTTGGAGTTTTTTCTCTTCATCAATGAGCTGCCGCTCAATATCTATAATTCTTTGTTGCGCAGCGACATACTGTTGCGCCCTAGCTGCGTTGCTTGAGCGTTCCCACTCCTGATTTAGCTTTTCAGTAGCTAATCTTGCCGAGTCCGCATCTTTAGCGTAAGAGTCAAACGCAATTGCAGCGGCACCAGCCGCCGTAATAACCAAGCCAAGCGGACCCATCAGCAATCTCGTTGCCGCAGTTAGCGCGTATGTTGCTGTAGTAACTCCGGCAGTTGCAGCACCAAGAGCAATATTCGCAGCAGCCGCTCGACCAGCAGACAGAACCCATGCCCCGCCAAGTATTGACGCGCCAACCCCAAGCGCTCTCGCTAGAGGCTCAAGGTTTTCACTGACGGATAGCAAGCTAGAGCCAACAGACTCAGTTACAGCTTGCAATGACTTGCTACTACCAACCCACTCAGTGATGTTTGCTTGAATTATTTCGTTAGTTTGCGCAAAGGTCCGCTGAGTAACGCCAACCATTTTATCTGCTTCGGTTGCGTAACCCTCTAGCGCCTTAACCATCATCTCGGCTGTAATACCGCCTGTTGCAGCAAACTCTCTAAGCTCTCCGCGAGTCATGTTTAACTGTTTTGCTAAGGCGTCAAGTATTCTAGGCGCACCCTCTGCCACAGAGTTAAACTCGTCGCCGCGCAACGCGCCAGCGGCCAAGGCTTGAGCAAGCTGCCTGATAGATCCAGACGCTTCAGCTGCTGACTTGCCACCAGCCAGAAACAGTTTGTTTATTGTGCCTGTCACGCCAAGAACTCGCTCTGATGACAATCCGAGGTCAGACGTTGCGCGTGTAAGCTCGCCGTATAGTTCGGCGGTAGACAGTAGGTTTGAGTTTGTTTGCTTGGCTAGCGCCAATACTGACTGCTGAGCCTTAATAAAATCAGCTTCAGATGTCGTAACCTGCCTTAGCACGTTGTTGAACGATTTCCAGCCATCTGAGTACTGAATAACCTGACCAACTGAAACAGTAGCAGCAAGAGCGCCCAGCCCAGCAGTTAAGGATGAAACTGCGGCAGTTGAAGACCTAAAAGAATCTGACATACCTTTGTTGGCGTCATTTATCTTTCTTTCAGTTTGCTCGCCTGTACTGCCTAGCTTCTTTAACTTTACGTCTGCTTGGTCTAAGTCTCTAGTATCGGCGCGGAAGCCAATAGTTGCCAGTGTATCAGTCATGTCACGCCCTCAAGAGTCTTTGGCACAGTATAGCTTAGTGGTCTGTCCACTTAAAGGCTTGTGGTGTGCTAGCATAAATTATCAACATCAGGAGTTAATATGAACAAGTTTATTATCGTGTCATTGGCTTTGTTATCGCTAAACGTGTCTGCAAACTGTCAATTAATATCATCGCTGTCATCGGCTGTAATGAAGGCGCGGCAAGCGGGCGTCAGCAAAGAACATTTAGTTATGCGCGCTAGCGATGCTCCAGAAAGCATAAAGCCGCTTTATTTGGGATTGATTGATGACGCATATAAGACGCCAGTAATGAAGTCAAAAGATGATGCAGACCGAGAGGTGCGCAAATATGAAGGCGAAATGCTTGCTCTTTGCGTCGGTGGGTTGCTGAAAAACAAAAAGCCTCACTAGGAGGCTCTCATCATCGCTTTCATGCGTTTGGCGTTAATCGCCTGTATTTCCTTCAGCTTGTCAGCATCTGGAATAATCGGCGGGTCAATGGTGCTGTCTTGGCTCGTTTTGCTGTACCAACCGCAGTAGGCGTTAGACATTGCGCGTAAAGCGCCAAACTCCCACGAATCTGCATTGGTTCCTGATAAGTCAGACCACGCTTTAATCTCTGACCAGCTCAGCGGCTCAGGTCCATTGAATCCGCGAGCATACCAACCCAAATCACTAAACCAACCGGCTATATACTCACAAGGCGCTTCAGGGAGCCACGCAGCGTCACCGTAAATATCTCTGAACGTGTCGTGTGAATCCTTGTGTGGCGCATGAAGCCAGCCATAATAACCAGCCCATGCGCACAGGTCTTGCGTTACTTTTTTACGTAGTTGTTCCGGTCGCTGATGAACTTATCGACCTGCTCGTAAACGACTGGGTATTTCTCGTAAAACTCAATAGCCTGCTCTTGGCTGAACTTCTCTTTGAAGTTTTCCCAGCCTTGAGTTAGCTCAGCGACAAACTCGATGTTGATTTTGCGAAGCGCTTCAACGTCAGATTCGGTTGGCAATGCGTCTTTGTGGCGTTTTTTGTTGATAACATC